CATACTCGATAATCATTTTCACAACATGTTTGTCGCAATGCATCTCAGCACATATCTTGGGATCATTGTCAAGGTAAAAAATATTCATATCACCATTCTCCATTATCAATTATTATTCTAACCCATACAAACCCAAAAGTCAAGTTAAATTTAAAGATATGTTTAATTTCATCATCACTTCCACCAATCGAAGTATCAAGGTCAAATAACCAGTGTGCTGGATTGAACACGAAACCTATCCAGATACCAGAGTATCTGAAATAATCATTTATTTGTTTTATTTTGTCTCCCATCTGTAAAATATATGGTCTCCAATTTCCGCAGTTTTAGTTTTAGTTTCTGCCCAAGCAGGTGTAACATAATCTGCGTGGTAGTGTGTAGCACCATCAGTTATATCAATATAATCAATTTGATATTCTGGTGTCATAATTCTCTCAACAAAAGAATATATTTCACCATATAATTCTGCATTGTGTATATCGTCTGCTTTCCCATCACAGTACCAACTAAATTGACATTGGTTTCTGATTGGATAATAATTACCATTCTTCTTCCAACTTTCACGAGTGGGTGCTTGATGTACAACTTTACAGATTGTGTTTGGATAACGACTATCGTTCATTCGGTTTACTGTAACAAAAGCAACTGCCAACCATCCAACTTTACCTTGCCCTCTTGCTTCAAAATAAATGTTATCTGCCAGACAAGATAATTGACTATCAGTATATGCGACACCTTCAACAACTATTTCTGATAATTGTTCTGCTCCTTGTTTAGTAAGAACTTCATTCATACTATGTGCGGATACTGATACAATAAAGACTACTAGAAACGTGGTCATGGTGTTCAATAATTTAATTTTCATAATATACCACTCTCCCAAAACTCAATTGAATAACGACCTTGTAATTTATATGCTTCTATTTCCCATGGTTGTTTTGAATATGCTACTTTGGAACAATCTTCACCATTCCAAAAAACATTATGTCCTTCATCAGTTAATTCTTTGCGAACATATTGTTTTACATGTATCATTTCATGTATAAGGGATGTCACGAAATCATATAAACACAAAGTCTTTTCTAACTCAATAATAAACTCACGATTATTATCTTGTATCTCAACCAATCCCCATGCTTTATCTCTTTGAGGAATATTTTTTAATTCAACAGTAATCTCAAGTGTTTTTAGTCTGGGCATAAGTTTCTTAATCATAAATGCTACAACTTTATGCGCAACTTCTCTTTGAGACTTTTTACCACCAATTACTTCAATTAAATTATCTCTCATAATTCTCATGAATATCCTCTAAAGAAAACACTATTATATACTACTGGACGAGAAATGTCAAGCATGTAAGTTACTGATAGTTAAAGAGTTTAAAAATAATTTTATTACTCATTGAGCATAAAATCATCATTCCAGTTGAATGCTTCCTTAACTACCTGTTTTGACAGTCCTTTATACATCTGATGTAAATTTTTATCCTTTGCGGATAACAACACCTTTGCTTCTTCTTGCTGTAATCCTTCAAGCATTTGTATAAACATTTGTTCTTTCTTAAATTGTGGTGTTTGTCTATCCGCACCTTTAATAAAGTGCCACAACTTTCTACACTCTGACTCCAAAACAGTATGTTCAGTTCCTGCTGGTGCTTCGTTAGGAACATATGGTACATCTCCTTTAGGAAATGCCCATTCAATTTTTGGATCAAATGATGATTTAATTAACATCTTTAAAGAATCACTTTTATGTTCTCTTAAGATATCAATCTTTTGTGGTTTAGTTTTTGCCTTAGAAACTTTCTCTAAGATTTCATTAAATAATAAATGCATTTTAAAAATCTCCAATCGATTCGGTTAATGTTTTAAGTTTATTCTCAATAAAATAATTAAATAGTTTACTTCGATCACCACATGGTGCCGAAGTGTATTCATCTAGAATCTGTTCCTCTAACTCAGCAGGAATATTATCTAGATTAATTAACATGACATTCCTTTGATAGTTTCTCTTAATTTCATCAGGATAACTATCAACATCTAGACTCAACAAACTTTCCATCTTTTTCTTACTAAGTGGTTTTTGTCTTATCTCATTTACAAAGGTTTGGTCAGGTGATAACACATTCGGAACACCATCACCTTTATCCCCTCTAAGTACATGTTCTTTTATATATGTATAAGGGTCGACACCATTGACAAATTTCTTTTGCGTTGGACTGTATTGTTTTACATTACTATATTTTTGTAATTGAATAAAATCTTTATCACCAGAAACTATCATTACTTTCTCATTTTGATACTTCTTAGCAAGAACAGCAATGATATCATCTGCTTCGGCACCATACACCTCTAAGAATTTATATGGGAATATGTTCTTCAATTCAGATTTAATATTATTTAAAACTTCAAAGATTTTATTCCAATCTTTGTCGTCTGTTTCTCTGCCTTTCTTACGACTTGCTTTGTATTCTGGGAAATACTCCTTTCTCCAGTAATGTCTAGAGTCGTATGCTAAAACTACTTCACCATATTCCTCTATAAACTTACTTCTATACATTCTAATTGAATTTAAAATCATATGACGAACAGCATCTTCTTCTACTTCAGAACTCTTAGTCATATGTTGATGCATCATTAAACTTGCTAATGATATTTGGTTCATGTCAAGTATTATAATGTTCCTTCTCCTTTCATATTAATTTCTCACCATGATGTGGACATCATCCCATAATAAGCATTAAAACTCATACTTCTTCTTTCACCTTCACTGTAAAAAGGATAGACTGAATGTTTTAACCAAGATGGGAATACTAACATCTTTCCAACTTCTGGTTTAAACATTAATGTGTCACTCCTAAAGTCTTCTGATTGCCCATACATAAACTCAATGAGTCCAGTTGCTGGATAGTGGTCTTTAGTTTCATTTTCAAATTCTTCATTCATACCTTCTGGTATTTTCAAATAAATTACAGCAGAAAAATTACCACTGTGTTTGTGCCATGGATTATATTCGCCAGGATACTGACTTACAATCCAACTTTGTGATATGTTGATATTGTCTGTTGTTGGTGTTCTCAATCCACCACTCATCTTCATCCAATCATAAGCACGATTTAATTTAATCATTTCATTTAGATAATCAAGACAAGCATTCTTCATAATGTTCAAACAGTAAGCAGATTCATCTTTCTGTGTCATTGGTATCTGTACTTCTTTCTTAACTTTACCAACTAACTTGTCAGAAAAATCCCACTCTTTAGATTTCACATCATCACTTAAAACATCATCACCGATTCTATTGATTATTTTAAGAAACTTTTCTGGAACTTTAGTTTCCATTATTGTTGGACTAAACTTTTGGTGAAACTCCATTAATCATCCTTTTTATCATCATTTTCATCAGTAATAATTCCCACAACACCTGTTGGCAATCCAGGAAATTCATCTGATATTAAATCTTCTTCTGAGTATGCACCACTGTAAATATCTTTTCCTTCAGACTCAGCAGTATCTTCATCATCAAGCATTTCTTCAGCTTGTTTTAAATTGTAACCAGCATCTACTATATCCATCAAGAAAGAAGTATCAATGTTAGAATATCTAACTTTCTCACCAAACTCATTGTCAACTTCACCTCTTATCATAGTCATGTCAGTCAACTCTTGAAGTATGTGTGGATAGTCCATCTGCCTGAACAGACAAGACTTAACAGTTTCAGCAACCAAACCAATGTCAGTTATATAGTCGTCATCAGCAATATCAATACCATCTTCTTGCATACCATATATCATTGCGACCATTAAACTTTCAGTCATCGCATCTACTTTTGCTAAGTTCTCAGCAATCTTTTTTTGTGTAGATTCTTTTTTCTGCTTTTCAATCTGTTCCCATGGCTGACCAAGTTCGGACTTAAACTTTGTAGACCATGGACCAATTATCACATTATCAAGATTCTTTTTATCAGTCATCTTTTGTGCCATCTCTGTCATAGAAACAAATACTATTTGGTTGCTTTATTAGTCTGTAACCACGCGACCATCGACCACCTACGAAAATTGGTACTTCTTCATATTCTTCCTCATCCCAATGTTGTGGTTGCTTTAATAGAGTATCCATGTACTCACCAATAAATAAACTCACCCACACACCATCTCGTAAGTAAGATTTAAGTTGACTTAAATATGTATTGTTGGTATTTAATTTTGAATTAGAATGTCTAACATTTTCTCTTACTTGTTTCTTAAGGTAAGAATTAATTTTTGTTTGTGTGTCAATGTATCTCTTAACACTTTGGTAAGATAACATATCATCTTCATCTAACTCCAAAACACCTTTATTGATAGACTTTAATTCAGTAGGTTTCTTTTTTGCTCTCGCAACTCTAAGTATTTCTGCTGCTTTTTCCCTTTGCTCAGGTGTCATAGGTTTTCTGCGTTTTCTAGTTTTCTTTTCCATAGTCATATTAAGTTATGATTTTGTTTTCTACTTCGACAACACGACCAGTATATTGATTGTAATTATTTTTCATATCAATATGTGGTAAAACTTCAGAAACAATATGCGTATTCTTCACCTCAATTATTTCTTGATCCCCATATGGCATAAATGGTGTAAAGGCAATTCTTACCTCTTGACCAGATCCTGGCGATTGTTGCATTGGCACAATCACGAATGGTTTAATAAACGAAGTATGTGTATCTGTTATGTCACCTTTTTCAGTAATCACATCCTCGCCACTTGATAATCTAAAAATTTTAATATCTGCCATTAGTATAACCTTATCCTTTTTCCATGATGATTCTTTTCTGCGTTTTGTTTTTGCCATCTTCGTTTAGCGGCATTCTTAGCAAGTCTACGTCTTTCACTTCGACCAGTATAAAACTCACGTTCTTTGACAAGATTTAATCTTCCATCATCTTGTAATTTCTTTTTCAAAATTCTTAATGCTTTATCAACATTATCCTTTTGTACTGAGACAGACATACCATCAATGGTAAACTGTTTTGTATCTTTGTTATAATTTGCCTTTCTAACTTTCTTCACCGACACCTCCATCGTATCTTTGTAATTCGCCATTAGGTAATCTATAATGTCCTTGTCCTAGATATTGTAATGCCCATGGAGAAAACCATCTTTCTCCAGCAATATAATAAATACCCAAAGATCTTAGGTATTCTTCACCAAAGATTTTTTCTAACATCATAAACTCCTTTGTTCAAATAATAATTCAGTTGCTTCAAAAACTAAACTATCAACTGTTTCAA